CTCCTACCGTTAAATTACCTACAAGTATGGTATTTCCTGATACACATACGTCATCATCAAACTCTGCTTTACCTGCTATAGTTACTGTACTGGCAAAGTTTGCAGCTCCACCTACAGATAATGTACTTGCAAGACTAACTGCACCTCCTATAGTAGTTGTTCCACCTACTGCTAGATTACCTACAAGTATAGTATTTCCACTTACACAAACATCGTCATCAAACTCTGCTTTACCAGCTATGGTAACTGTACTAGCAAAGTTGGCTGCTCCACCAACACTTAATGTACTTGCAAGACTAACTGCACCACCTATAGTTGTAGTGCCTCCTATGGTTAAATTACCTACAAGTATACTATTTCCTGATACACATACATCATCGTCAAAATCAACCTTACTTACAAATTGAGCAGTCCCAGATACAAAGGCAGTTCCACCTATGGTTATATTTGTTACAGATATATTACCTGAAATATCGGCACTAATACCTGTAAGATTAGAACCATCTCCGTAGAAAGCACTTGCACAAACCTTTGCATTTGCAGCCTGTACATTTGCTCCAGCAATCGTTACTGTACCACCTATATTGACATTTCCAGATACGGATACGTCATCTTTAAATGTACCTGCACCTACAACTGTAACTGTACTGGCAAGATTAGTGGCTCCTCCTACTCCCAGTGTACCTGTAAGAGTTGTATTACCTGCAATGGTAACTGTACTGGCAAAGTTAGCAGCACCACCGACACCTAATGTACCTGTAAGAGTTGTATTACCAGCTATTGTAACTGTGCTTGCAAAGTGTGCTGCTCCTCCTACAGATAATGTACTGGCTAAACTTACGGCTCCTGTTATGGTAGTTGTACCACCAACAGCTAGATTACCTACAAGGACTGTATTACCACTTACACATACGGCATCATCAAACTCTGCCTTTGCAGCAAAGGTTGCTATACCTCCTACACCCAGTGTACCTGTAAGAGTCGTATTACCTGCAATTGTTACGGTACTTGCAAAATGGGCTGCACCACCTACAGATAATGTACTTGCAAGACTTACTGCTCCTGCTATAGTTGTTGTGCCACCAACAGTCAAATTACCTACTAAGACTGTATTACCACTTACACAAACGTCATCATCAAATTCAGCTTTACCTGCTATAGTTACTGTACTGGCAAAATTAGCAGCTCCTCCAACAGATAATGTACTGGCAAGACTAACTGCTCCTGTAATTGTTGTAGTACCACCTACTGCTAGATTACCTACAAGTATTGTATTACCACTTACACATACGTCATCGTCAAATTCTGCTTTACCTGCAACAGTAACGGTACTGGCAAAGTTAGCTGCACCACCAACACTCAGTGTGCTGGCTAAACTTACAGCTCCTCCAATAGTCGTTGTACCCCCTATTGCTACATTACCACTAACAGATACATTTGTTTTGAATGTTCCTGCTCCTGATACCGTAACGGTACTGGCAAATGTACCTGCTCCACCAACAACCAGTGTTCCACCTATTGTGGCACTTGTAGCAACAATAAGAGAAGATACAGATGTATCACCTGTGGCTACAATACTGGTAAGATGTCTACCACTCCCATAGTAGGAACTGGCACAAACATCACCACCAATCTGTATTGCTCCACCCGTTGTAAATGTACCAGATACGGAGGCATTTCCATCCACTCCAAATGTACCAGTTGCCTGTACAGCCTGTGTTGAAAACTTTATAGCTATATTTGTACCATCACCTGTTTGTAGCTGTGTAAGATCATTATCCACACCCTCATTGGTACTGACAGCCATTTTAATTAGCTGCTTATATGTATCAGATATTTGTCTTCCAGTTAATTTACTCATATTGATTGCCACCATCTATCTTCCGAATCCCAATTGGTGGAAGCATTTTCCCATATAACTTGTCTACCACCAGTATCGGGTCGTGGGTTACGTATCGTTGGATCATCTCTTACATCAGGCACCTTATTCAGAGGACTATTCTTCAGATCATATTGACCATCAAAATCCTGTGGGCATACCAGCATCCCATAACTATTCAATTTCATTACTCTATGTGGATAAACAAATCCACACGTATCACACATTGCCAGAGCATTCTTATTACTGGCCATTAAATATACCCTAATTTGGGTTTAAGAAACAGATTTGCTCTTTCTCTGTCTTCTTCTAAAGCTGTTTGTAATAATGCTTCATAATTAGACTTCAGCATTCCAATTCTATCCATCTCAATACCGGGAGTTTTCATGGAAAGATAATAGGAAAGACCACATGTAAGGGGTGGAAGGAATCTTTTGGGCATATCTGCATTTTGAGAAGCAGACTTATTTACATCTTCCAGTTCTCTTACACCTTCAATACTCAATATATCAGTTGAATTTTCAGGAATAGGCCAAAGAAATATTGTAGGATTATCTCTATTTCTTTTTATGGTAAACTGAGTAGAACGACCTGTTTGTGTTTTATTAGGAACAAGTTGGTATTCTTCAAAACTAATTCTTTGTAACTGAACATCTGTACCATCTCTACGTAATACCACTTCCAATGCATCTATTGTACTATCAGATAATGCATAGGTGGTAGTACTTGAAATTACTGTAACAAGAGTTGTATAGGTAGACCAGAGAAGAATACCTCTGTTTTGCCAATCCTTTAACATTAGGTTAATGGAACGACGAGCAGAAGCAGGAGTATGACCAAGAGTTTGTTCACCCCCGATCATCTCCGTAGCTTCTTGGATCACCTCATCTATGTCTAAGTTAAAGTTAAATGTTCCTGACGTAGCCATACTAGACTATTTCTTCTTTGTACGTGGTTTTTCACTCATGAA